CCGGTTCAGGGCCCCACGGATCAGCCCCCCTGACCTCCTGCTTGCACAGGAGGCCAGTTTCTTCTGACCCGTGCTACGCTCAGATGCGTTTCAATAATGTTGACTAGGTTGTCAGGTTGTTAACCCTGATCCTAGTTTGACGGAGAAACCACTGGGTTAGATTGGAAGGTATTCTCATACCTCCGATCTAGGCACTATCAGAAGAGATTCCAATCCCCTATTGGAGGTCTCAACCTAAGGATTTCCTTATTACTAAGTTCATCCCGCCTATCTCGATACTTTGATTTAGGGACCAAAGTCTCCAAGCATTGGAGAAGGAGTATGCAGTATCCGGATGGGATCCGGTTCGGCGTCTCTTCTTACAGTTACGTAAGCGATTTGGTTATCTTACTTCAAGATAAAAGAGTAGGTGACCTGTTTCAGTTCCTGTCCTCTTTTACCCCTTCAAGGCCGATCTCAAGGTACTGCTGGTAGTATTCGATGAAACTGCACGTCGAGCTATTCGGGATTAAATAACCGATTCGGCGTCTCTTCTCGGTTCGAACCGAGCGACTTGGGTATCCTACTTCTAGGGCAGGAGGCTGGACTCTGAAGTCCTTCTTGCAATCTGTCCTATTCAGGGCCGAGCTCATGATAGAGAGCGACGTGCAGAATCTCGATTCGGCGTCTCTCCCTTCCTTTCGGAAGGTGATTTGAGTATCCTACTTCAGTGTTAAGTCACTAGGTGGTCTATTTCAACTCCTATTTTGGCTCAACCTTTCAGGGCCGATCTCAAGATACTAACCCCAACATCGAGGTGATGAGCCTCTAGTTGGCCTCCTTCCCTTTTGCCCCAGCTGGGTCAACAGTAGCCCTAAAGGTGCTAGAGTGACGGTACCAGCGCTTCAGGATCTTCGACTCGGAAGAAAGACGGCTTTCACTGTCTCCCGACCTAGTTTGAATATTCTTAGGCACTGGTAACGCCCCAAGGTCAGTCTCGATCGCTCGAATTTCTGACCAAAGGGCTTCAAGACCATCCCAGTCAAAGGATGAAACTTGAAGTTCCTCTAGTTTAGTACGGAGGTCCCTAAAGGTTATGACCGTATCAAGAAAAGCCGTCCTGTAGACTGTCTCATTCAGAGAGTCAATTACCTCCTTCGGAGTAAGAGACTCTATACCTGGATGTGATGGGCTACGATCTGGTCCTCTTGACACCGTGCCATAATGTTCGCGATCTCGATACACTGTCCCTAGCGTCTTGGCAACCTCAATCAGAGGGAGCCATTTCTCTAAGGTTTCAAGGGCGAGCTTTCGCTCGCTCTCGAAGAACCGTGCAGCGAGACCTTGAACCCGGTCCATCGCGGTTCCATAAAGGGCAGTCGCCGATTTCATCGGCAACCAACCTTTTAGACCCGCATAGACCGGCCCAGAGGGACCGTAGAACGTAAGGATGTAGTTACGGAGCCTTTTAGGCATTGAAAATAAACGCTTTGATGCATTGGCTTTAGCTTTGTACCCGTAACCAAGGACAGACAGCGTCTGTCCAAGGGTTAAGGAATACTTTCTAATAAGTTCGAGTAGACCAGCAAGAGATTGCCGACCTACAACAAACTCAGTAAAAGGTACCATGCTAACGTTCTCTCCATGGAGGAAAGTTCGTTTCGCAAATTCAAAGGTAGAACCATTACGCGACTCGAGGCTCTTATGAGCCCCGATAGCGACATCAGCGCGTTTCATCAACGCTAAGTACTCCCTAGCCACACTACTACGAGCTATCACTACGTCGTCTCCCAAGACGGCATAGCCCTCGTACCAACCTTTACCAATAGTTATCACGCCTGCCCTTAAGGCAGCCCATTGAACGATCGCGTGGTGAATAAACGCCAGCATCGCCCAGGACGACAGAGCTCCCATGGGTTGTCCAGTAGCATACATCACGTAACCTAATTCGGAAACCAACTGTTTAGGTTGGTTCTTGCCGAAAGAGACCCGTTTGGGTGTATGATATTTACGACCAACCATGAGGCAGCCCCACAATTCCGCACCCCAACTTGTTAAGAAGGGGCTTAAGAGGATCTTTTGCAAGACCAATGGAATCCGGTCCGTTGCGGACGATAAGTCAAATGAGAACACCGGTGGAAGGCGACCGTTCGTCGAACGGTTTACCTCCTGCCAGCGCCTCAGATTACGAATCGGACGCTCCTGATCGAAAGTTCCATCTTGTGGAATTTGCTCCAAGAGCCCAAACACACCTTTGTGGAGTGCGTTCAGGATCCATTGTGTCCAAGGATCGACCATGGCGAATACTCGGATCTTTCCAGCCGGCTCAGGTTTGAACCCAAGTTTCCCGAGCCAATTAGTTGCTTCAAAAGGGCACTTCGGCCCTGATGAGGAGAGGGGAAGAGAATCCTCCCACACCCACAACTCTTTGGCCCAGGATTCTATGCGATTCAGCACCCATATGTTTCCAGTCATCTTACACCAGTTCGTTAGAACTGGATATAAAGGACTATGAAGCCATGTGAATGCTGAACTTAGCACCGATGCGGGTGAGGTACTTTGCGCCCCTACGGGAGCATCGTACCCTCGCACCGAAGGTCCAGACTTTGAGATTACGAATGGATTGGCTCGGAGTGACTTCATGTACTCCAATGGACCCTGCCCCTCCTCCGACCAAAGTGCATCAGTTACTGTTCCTTCTTTTTGGAACTTAGTCTTCAACACTTTGACCAGATGAGTGAGTACGAATTGACTAAATTCGTACCCTAAGGTAGGATCCATCCGTGTTCCATCAGTGATTGTATTGACCTTTAATTTTCCAGGAAACTCTAAGACTCGGTATAAGCCGAATAGAGTAGCCCAGAATCTTATTGCCCAAAACTCTCCCTGACGGATACGAGCCCGATGAAGGGCTGGAATAATAGAAGGACATCCACCATGCGTTCGACCGACCCTGGCCCCGAAGGGCGTCAG